AAACTAACTGGAGTCTGTCCAACATATTGTGCAATAAAATATGTGTGTCTATAGTTAATATTATTTGAGCCATAAAACTGTTCAATAAATGGCGATAGATTCACGATTTTCAATAAGTCGTTTTCATTAATACCCGTCTCCTCCTCCAATTCGCGGAATGCACACTGACTATCGGTCTCATATAGGTCTCTGCGACCCTTTGGAAATCCCCACTCTGGAGTTTCATATATAGCGGGTTCTTGCCGGAGAAGATCAGCAAGAGAATAAGATTCACCTTTTGTATTTGTTACACCTTGTCTTAGTTCCCCAAGTTTTTGCTTGGATATCGTTTTATTATTAGCATACTTTTGTGTCGTCTCAAAATCAGATCCCCAGAGATCATTCCATATCTTATCAAAATCATCCGTGAGGAGTCTTTCTCGCTCACTTATAGTCATTCCGTGAATCTGTTTACGAATATAGTCTGGTTCATTTAATTTATATTTTCCCCTCATTATATCCATAAATCCAAGAGTGTCTTTTCTTTGTATCATGAGAACTTGTGGAATAAGATTCGATGTTCCAGATGAATTAGACCCACTTTTACAAAAGTCTACTGGGGGTGTCCATATACCCGTTCGATTTATCCATCGGAATACGAGAACACCGTAACTTGAAACGGGTTCTACGCATTGACGAAATACATGTCCGGATTTACCGCAATTTGAACATATACAATTTTCAGTTTGATATAACGCCATTTATTTAAGGCCCTGAATTATAATAGTGGAATGCGGCTTAGGTGCTAAAATCGATATCTCCTGTATTATTAGATAGGATGCATATACCACCTGAGGTATGGGGACCATTTTTTTGGCACACAATTCATATTGCAGCACTTGGATATTCACAAGAGCCAAATTATAGTGAAAAAAAGGCGATGAAAGAGTTTTTTGAGTCTTTACAGACACTAATTCCTTGCCCAATCTGTCGCACGCATTACACCTCGCACATGGTAAAAATGCCCATAGGTCCATCGTTAGATTCACGTAAGGACCTTTTCCGTTGGACAATTGATCTTCATAATGACGTAAATACTATGTTGGGAAAACGCAGTTATACTGAAACCGAAGTGCTCCAATACTATAGTCGTCTGGGTGCGCGCGGCAAGAGTCCAGTTATTACAGCACAAGATTTCATGGAAGCTGACCAGCAGGCGATGTTGAAAGGCGCAATTGCAGGTATAGCGGTTTCTGCTATTCTTGGAGGGATTATCTTATATAATTTACCAAAGTCTAGTTAGAATGCCCGTCTCAGACGAGGATTTATTTGAGGGTGTACAGATTCCAAAACAAGCTGTACACGCTGCAAAAATCACAGGAGTTAAACAGGTTATAGTGGAACCCAAATTAACTGAGGATCAAATCAAAGCTAGGGAAGGCACATATTTTAGTGAAAAAGATGCAGACACGATTTATAACTCCGACGTTGATATTTACGCAAAAGACCCAGAGGCACCCGGTGGAAAGAAGCTTATCGCCCGCCTACGTAAAAATGTCGTGCCACACGATATCTTAAAAGTCGCATGGAAGAACTTCTATAATGCAGCATCTGCGTCAAGAAATCGGGGTGCTGCGGCTGGGCCGATTGATTTGAATAGTCCTTACTGGAAAAAGAGAAAGCCGACTGAAATATCTGGTCACTCGGCACGCTATATTGAGAATGGTAAGACAAGTAAGATGCGTGTAAATAATAATGTCTTCAGCAGTGTTCTCGGCTATTTCGAGCAGACTCCTTTCATGAAGCTTCCGTGCCGTCTTACATCATATACACAGAAATACTTTGAACAGTATAAGGCAGGCATTCCATATATTGAGGAAATTGACAAGCTTTTCAAGAAACTAGTTCCCGATCGCTATGCACCGCAATATAAACAGGCTCATTCGAATCCCAGTTTTCAGATTGCAGATACGGCATTCTCATCTGTGACTATGAATCGCAATTTCCGCACTGGCCTTCACATGGATGATGGAGATATGCGGAAAGGCTTTGGCAACTTATCGGTCATTGAACGGGGCAAGTATCATGGAGGATATACGTTATTTCCAAGATATAAGATTGGCTTTGATTTAAGGACGGGAGATTTCCTAGCTATGGATGTACATGAATGGCATTGCAATACTGAAATGAGAGAGACAGCTGAAGATAAAGAGTTTAATAAGAAACTACCTCAGATTTATTTGAATAATAAGGAGACAGGGACGCAAGGTGTTGATAAGCCATATAGTCGTTTATCATTTGTTTGCTACTTGAGAGAGAAGTTAGTCAAGTGTAAGGCAAGTGAGTCTTTACCGTATTATAAGCGGATTGGATATAATCCTAAGGCCAAGACACTGCGAAAGCACGGCACTCACCCAGAAGGTGTAGATAAGGTGCAAAGAAGAAGGACAAGAAAGAAAACTAGTTTCTTTTAGATGGAGTCAAGTCGTGCTAAAATAGCTGAACAAGCAATTAAAAATGCAGAGTCTTTTAGAAAGACTATTAAGAAAACTGCATCAAATAAACCTGCAACTCCAGAAACAATTAAAGGTCCGACGCCTATACTACCTTCGGGCTTACCAACTCCCATTGCTGGAAGTGGATTTTTACAGGTCATTATGTATATCATTGCAGGTATTCTTGTAATAGGTATTCTTCTTCTTGCGATAGACCAGTGGATAACACCTATATTTCAAAGTGATCCAGGTAGTGCTGGATATATATTCATGCCCGGCAGTGATACATCCGTTGTATTTTGGAAAAAGGCGTCCGATATACAAAATATTATAATCGGCACGCTTCCAACTTCTTCAGATACTAGCTCAGATACTCTTAGTGTTAAACCCCTATCTACAGCTATAATTGAAGGACAATCGTCATATAGTATAACTTTGGACGTATTGATACAGGATGAATTTCCGCAGGATTTAGGAACGCAGACTGCTGATACTTCAACTGCATATCGTACATTTTTCGCTCTAGGCCCACCTATAGCGGGCGGTTCATCGTTAAGCAACACATATGCCAATACGACTCCCACGCTAGTATTTGAACTCGACAACTATAAAAATACTGTATATATTACATCATATGACGCAAATAGACTAGTTCAAACCGCTATAATTGATAATGTTCCTATACACAAGCCATTCAGAATTGGTGTTGTTAAAACTCCGAATTTATTGGAAGGCTATTTGAATGGTATGTTAGTCAGAACTATAAAGTTGCGTAGTAATACGATTGATCCCAATACTGGTGATACCATATATTCACCAGACAATATCAATAAAGGTGAAGTTCTCCTATCAAAGGGTATTAAGACAATGAATCTCAGATTATTTGGAGAAGCAATAACACCTGCAGAAATGAAGGCGCGTATGAGTGATTTAGCAGTTGCAGGCAAATCAACTTATAATGATTTGATTGGCGCTGTTTATTTCTAAATATATATATAATTCTTAGATGCGCCTCTACTGGCTCTTAGCAGCAATATTACTTATAACATACGGCGTATATTATTCCGTGCGTTATATGATGTTTAATAAACAGGGTGTAACGCTCGGTAAAGAGGTCATGGACTTATCCGTTGTAAATATGGTTGCAAATAGTGAAATCGTAAAAGATAACTGGATAGATTCGGCAAGCTCAACGCTTGCATTCTATATGTATCCAGAAATTGCAGATCGCACTGCACATATCAATAATGAATATGCTGAGGTTGTAAAAATTGGTTCAAAGCAAAGTCTTAAGATTTTAATTGCACCCGACGCGGGGCGTCTAATGATTGCACCGGCATTACTCGAGATTTATACAACCGATAATAATGAGTCCCCTGAGGAGCTAGAAATAAACAATTTACGGCTTCAAAGATGGAATTTTGTTGTTATTGTGAAAGAGGGAAGACGTTTTACTGTTTATATAAATGGGTTCGTATCTGCTTCGCACACATGTACGGCAATGCCTGAATTAGAGACGTACCCTCTTAAAATTGGAAATAGTCGATTAAAGGGTAAGGTTGCGCTTGTGAGTTTATCACCACATGCGATGCAGTTAGAAGATGTTAGAAATATGTTAAAAGATACAATGCAAAAGGATGGGTCGCCATTTTTATCAAGTGATTTACCTTCATTACCAGAGCTTTCTATACCGAATTTAAATCTATGTCCGGATGGAAATTGCTTTTCAAATAAACCACCGCAAAATCCAATGAAACAATGGTCATCTTCATACGCATAAACTATTACTGCAGAATAGAATATAATGAACGCTGCCAATGGAGTTAGTTCTGGAGGATCTGGAAACACAGCATTTAATGTTGTCATAGTGATTTTAGTAGTAGTCGCGCTATACTATTTCTACAAATGGTTGAGTGGATCTGATTCTAGTGATTCTAAAGAGGTAGTTGTCTACACATCTTCAAATACTGGACTACCCGGTAAATCTACTGAGCCTAGAATTTTTACGAGTGGCACTAGCAATTTGCCATCATTATACGAGGGTGGCGAGTATTCCGTAAGTACGTGGGTCTACGTAACAAATTGGGGCATTAATAAGGGCTACAATAAGCCATTTTTACGATTGAATGGAGGAAGCTCTAGTGGATATGATACACTCTTAATGTATTTGGGCCAGAACGTAAGTAAGCTCTCTATCAGAGTGAGCACGGATAATTTGAAGCTCGATACGGCTCAGCTAAATAATATTCGTCCAGCGAATGGCTCATCATATGGTTCATCGCCATACACGGACACAGATACTAAGAAGTGTGACATAGAGTCTATAGATCTACAGCGATGGGTCTGCATTACGGCGGTTCTAGACGGGCGCACACTCGACGTATATATTGATGGAAAGCTCTCTAGAAGCTGCGTCCTTGATGGCATGTTTAAGGTGGCTGGAGATTCTGCGAAACTTTTACTTGGGGGCCCTACGGGCTTTGGTGGCTTGATTGGTCAGACACAGGTTGCAAATTATGCATATTCTCCGGATCAAGTTTACAGGACATATCAAAATGGACCATTTGATACTTCATTATGGACAAAATTTGCGGGCTATTTTGATCCAGGTCAGTATTCATTCTCAGTGAAGAGAAATGGTGCAGATGTTATATCGGCAGGTAATTAAACTAATTAATAATAATCAAACAATCTATCAATCATTTTTCATATGATTGGTAGATAGTATGGAAGCCGCATCTAGTTCGGATACAGTTACACAGATTCTTACTGGACTTGGCTTAGTCATTTTACTCTACGTAATATTGGCTGTAATGGAGTTTATATACACGTCATTTATTGGAATGTGGAGAGATCGTGTAGAACTATTTCCGGAGACGTACGTGTCTGGTTCAAAGATGTATACGGCAATTCAAAACCCCTCTAATGCAGATGCCAAAACGATTTATTTCTCGGATAATCAGCGTTCCGGTATAGAATTTAGCTATTCCATGTTTTTGAACATAAGTAGCGAGACATTTGCGAGTGGCACGGATGAATTACGTCACATCTTGCATAAGGGGTATAGCTCACCATACCCATTAATGGGTCCTGGTATATTCTGTCGCGGTAACAAGAATACCATTCGTGTGTTTATGAACTGCTATGATACTTGGGATAATTGGATGGATATAGATAATATCCCGGTTGATAAATGGTTCCACTTTGTTGTTTCATGCAAGGGTAACAAAATCTATATATACGTCAATGGCAATCTCAAGAGTAAGATTACACTCAGTGGAAACACACCTCCTTACCAGAATTATGGTAACGTATATGCATTTAGCAGCAGAAAACTCACTTTAACAAAGAACAACACGTCATCTTTAACTAAGGATAAGGAGTATAATTCGACATATACAGGTATGACATTTAATGGCGCTGCGAAAGGCCAGATAAGTCGTGTGTATTACTTTAGCTACGCGCTATCATATGGTGAGATTCAGACATTAATGAAGAGCGGTCCTTCATCGACTGTAATGGGTATGAGTGGTTCATCAAGTGGTGCACAGACGCAGTATTTGGCTGATACATGGTGGACATCGTAAATTCATTAGAGTTTAATTGGCGGTATAAATGCCAACTCATCTTGTTTCACACTAGCAAGAAGAGTTGTCATGGCAGGTGGCGGATTATATATTTTAGTGGCCTACGGCTCGCAGAATGTCATCTTGAGTGGAAACCCGGATTTCACATATTTCTACACCGTCATGAAAAAGTATAGTCATTTTGCATTTGAGTCAGTAACAGTGCCCTTAGAGGGCCCTCAGGAACTCTTTTTTGATCAACCGATACAAATAAGAGCGAAAATACAGCGAGTGGGTGATTTACTTACGGACTTGTATTTTACTTTTACACTCCCCGATATTTACAGTAAATATGTTTCTGCTGGAACACGTACATCACAATATGAGTTCCAGTGGGTAAGATATATTGGTGCTCAGATAATTCAACAGGCCTCATTTTTAGTTGGTGGAACACTTGTGCAACAGTTTGATAGCGATTATATAATTGCTACAGCATTTACTGATCAAGATGAAACACAGTATAATAAATGGCAGAGCCTAGTTGGAGATATCCCGGAACTCTATGATCCCGCGAATGGTAAATACTCCGGTATAGTCGGTTCCAATACATCTCGAACGGGTGGCCTATACCCGAACGTCTATGGTGATCCAACAGTTACGGGACCACAGAACAATTTCCCATCAATTCCTGGAAGAGATATTACGGTCCCTCTTTCATTCTGGTTTACACAGAGTCCGACGTTAGCCTTACCACTTATTGCATTACAGTATCATGAATGTGAGGTTCAACTCATCTTGAGACCCATTCAGGATCTATATACCATTTTGGACATAAATGGATACCGTGTTCGTCCTGAGAACGAGGTTGTAGCGACGACTTCTCAAAAAGAATCAGGAAATGTTACATATAAGAGCAATACTGAAAGTGGTATGTATATCCGTCAGTATTTGACAGACGTTGGATATACTGCACCCATATTGAATACTTGGCCGTTGAATCCCCGTCTTCAGACAACACAGGTATTTTTAACGGATGATGAGCGTACTACATTTGCGAGGAAACCATTAAATTATATTGTGAGACAGGTAACGCCGTATCTTTTCCCGAGCGTAACTTCCAGACAGTTATTTGAGCTTTTTACACACAATCCTGTGCCCCGTCTTATTGTAGTTCCAAGAAGGAGTGATTCTGTGGCCAATAGAAATGCCTGGACCAACTACACAAATTGGTGGCTGTATCCAGCCGCACCATTTATTCCGACAGCATCAGCTATACCAATCGGGGGGTCATCTGGATTAAATGGTATAGGAATTCAACAGGATATTATAAGACAAGTTCGTATATTATGCGATGGCAATGAAATTCAGGAAATTAAACCATTGCAGTATTTCAATGAGTTGTCATCATGGAAATATGCGGCTGGCGTATTTCCATCAGGACTTGCTATTTATAGTTTCGCTCTAGATACATCGAAATGGACAAAGCCGAGTGGGACATTGAATACAAGTCGTGTTAAGAAATTTCAGATTGATATTGATATCTGGCCTCTTGCTTCAGATACGAAATATTTGTATAATCACACGGTCTATGTTGAGAGTTTGAACTTCTTTGTGGTTGAAGGAGGCATGGGTGGTATGAAGTATGCATCATAAGGCACGCAAAAATTGAACGGTTGGTGTCTATAGATGGTTGATATACAAGCAAAAGAAGAAGATGGGACAGTCTGAATATAATAAACTGATCAAGAGACTGATGAATTCTGTAGATTGGGATAGAAATCTCACAGACCTGTCAAATAATCTACTAACAACTGAAGGATGGGACAAAATTCATAGTGATGCGGACTCTCAAACTAAGGGGCCATCTAGAAATCGAGCTAGAAAATTACGTGGGGATGCTGTTATAGAGGCACTTAAGCGTGCTATGTATCCATGTGGAATTCAATCAATTCCACTTGCTCTTATTATTAATAATATCTATAATTCAGATAAATATAATCAATATAAACAGTCGTGTTGGGATAATGAAAAGAAAATTATTGATGCAATCAAATGGGATATTACTAGAATGTGTTTTCATGGTAAGGCAGCTAAACTTCCATTGCTTACTCCCGCTTCTTCCTCGTAACATTCTTCGCCTTACTCGGGTCCATTAGCCTAATTTCAGGCATCTTAGATTTCCTGGTCGGATTTAGTTTAATCCAACCCGGATATTTTTTCATCATTGCCTTGATAGTCTTATGCTCACGGGCGAGTCTGTTGCCGAATTGTAGGCCACCAGGTGTTTTATATACTGCAGTTTTCGGTGCAACAAAATTAAGACGCACAACCGCACCATCTGCCTTGAAAAACTGTATAGTTCTCTGATAATCCTCCTTTTCACCTTGACCGATATCAATACGCACTTCTTTTCCAGGATTGATACAGCCCCAGAATGGTCCAACACAGAATCTGAGTTCAGTTGATACGGTAGGTTTCATGAAAAACCCATTGGCACTTGGATAGACTCCCCAGAATCTGCAGTCAGCCTTTTCACATTCTGAGAACCCCCGCCTTATGACTTCCTTGAGACTCCGGAGTGGTCTCTCATGTCTTTTAACAGATCCATCATACTCTATAAATCCAGATATATCATCATCACATGATACTAGTTTAGTGCCTTTTGGAAAGTGCTCAAATATCCAGTTACGAACTTTAGCAAG